CAAAATATAAGAATGTTACCGCCAACACTCAAGCCGAAATCTGTGAACACATTTGTGAACAGCCTGTTTGTTCAACTTGAGCTCCCAGGGAGACCGAACTTTTACTTTCCGGAACCGAGAGTGTTCGAGATGGTGGATTTGTTCTTCCCCGAAGTCAAAATCGACATAAAGGTCAGGCCCAATGAGAAGTATGATGTGGAGATCACGCCTGAGTCACCATTAGGCGAATCGGCCTCTCAACTGAGCTCTGCAGGAGTGGGTAGAAAGTGGTTATACACAAGTGCCACAGCAAAACAACTCTCAAAAATCCGTCATGAACTCGTTGCCATGACTTTCACAGGTAGGCCGTTCGGTTCAGACTATCCCTTGTCAACCATCTCTCGCCTCGGTGACGATTCTGATAGGATTAGTCCAGATCTAATATTTTGGACAGGAAAGTCATGGGCAGTCCTTGAGTTCAAGACAGTAAACAACGATTACGCAGTGGACAACAGGTTTGCCGAGGCACAAGCAAAGTACTCCACATTTTTAGAAGTAAGGTCCTCTGAGGCTGAGCCAGTGATTTATTGTCTTGTAGTTGTGGGACCATCAGTGCTCAAAACGAACTTGGCTCTCCTGCAACCCAAGGACAACAACTTCATCAAGGACGTTTTCTCACACTTCTTGATCGGTCGCCAAGTTCTGATGCAAGCAGCATCCATGGGAATTGATCCCGACATAAAGGGGCAAGAAGCCGTCTCTGTCCAGATGTTTAATGACGCACTCAAGAGAGCATCGGACTTAGAGAAGATCCCAATCGAGGCGGAGCCTCCGTTTATCACTAAATCCATGTTAGAGTCGTGGAAGAAGAAAGTGCCAATTGAAGCTGAATTGAGAATTTACAGCTTCTTGAAGAAGAGAGCAGTGGATCAAATGTACAAAGATTCGAAAGAATCTGGCTTGAATAAGTCTTTGGATGACTTTAAAGCTAAAATGAGTGAAGGAGTGCGATTCGGCTCAGAATCAAGGAAAGCGCCGATTCAGCTACCTTTGTGCCTTCCAAGACACGACATAAAGTTGTTCTTTTCTGACAAAGACTTTAAGACACCAGAGTGGACCGTTTACGCAACCAGTCCGCTCGGGGAACTGTGGAACTTGGCTTTCAGAGTTGCAAGTACAACCCCTGAGAGGTTTGAATCAGATCCCTCCTTGTTTTTCAAGTCCTTGAATTTAGATGAGGAAGTGGTAGAGAAAGACACAAGAAAGCGCAACACGCATTTCCGAGTTGATCTGAGACAAATGAGTCCTCAGGTTGATTCGTATTTGGCGACAAAGGGCATCCATGGGAAGAAATTTGCGCAGACTGAGTATTTCAGACAGTTGAAATTGAGAAGTAAAACTCCTTTCAGCTTAGACGCATACACAGAAGATATTGACGCATTTCTTTCAATAGTTCTTCCGACCTTGATGGAGGTAGGCTCAAATTCTGTGAGAGTTCCCGAGGTGGAAGAACTATTGAAAACAGCAAAGGAGTTTTCTGGTTACAAGTTTACCAGATCAACTCAGTTTGTGGAAACTTTTTACCGAACTAAGCTTGCTAGAAGCTTGACCTTCCTGTCACATGTGATGGAAGAAGTGAATTTGAGTTTTCATCAATTTTGCGCAAGGAACACATTTATTCTAAAGAGGCTGAGGGCCTATAATGCTTGGCTGCTCATAAAGCCAACTAAGCCAGATGGGATAATCAGTTTCTCGTTGTTACATTCAAAAACGCAGTTTGAGTCCTTGGGATTGCCATTCAAGATGCCTGAAGAATCAGGAGATGCTTCATATGTTTTGTATGATTTCGTGACTCTAAATAGACACAAAATGGGTCACTATCTGCAAATGTGTCAAAAGGCGTGTTCACTGCTGGCTATGTTCATGGATCTGCACAAGTTGTCATCTGATGATGTGTTTGGAGGCCTCAGGAAAGATCCCAACGTCTTTCAATGCATGAAACACTTCGGGGCGTCTTTGTTGATATATCTGGAAGGCAAAACACAAACTAGCACAAATTTAACAAACATTCGGTATGCTTATATGGAAGTTTTGAAAGGGTCATTTTTGCCAGTAAACGGCCTAAAGATTCTGTCTCGTTTTGATGCCCGGCCGAAATCTAGGTTACTCATCTGGGCTTACAAAAGGGTCATCTCGGCCTTCAAGAGAATGAGTGAGGAACCTCCAAGGAGAACAGGAGCTAAGGAAGATGAAATGTCTCAAATATTTTCTGATCTAAAAGCTTCTGAATTAGAACGTGAAGACACACCAATCATATCAGCAGAAGAGCAAGTGTCATCAGACGAATACACCGGCCTGATAAGTTGGATAGATTTGACGCCTTTAAGATCATTTGAGATTGCATTGAACCTGAGTTATTTCAGCCATCTTCATAACAAGGAAGAAGGAGATGAAACTCAAGGTTCAAAGCAGATCGTCCAGAAGTTAATTCAGGAGGAGGTGAAAATGAGAGTCGCAAACAAGAAGTTGATGGGAGTGGAAGAACCCTCTGATTACTCGTCTCTTAAAAGTCATGAATTCTCGAAAGACTTTGTTCAGATGAGCGGCCAAAAGATACGACAATGGCTCGAAGACAGGTTTGGTGGGAATTATGCTAGCAGACTAAAGAGCAAGTTGAATAGAATGATGCTCAATAAGACTGCTGACACTTTAGCAACGTTGAAAGCTTCTGCTGTGGTAGATGATGATCTTGAGAAGGAGTACAAATTAAAAGCTCAGACGAATAAGAGAGACAAAGTTGCATCGCAGATCATGTGGATACTAAGCTTATCATGGTCTGATCCAAGACCTTTTAAGGTGATTGACAAGCTCATAGCACTTCTTGAGGATCGAGGAGGGGTGAGAGTAAATCTGTTCAAAAAGCTTCAAATAGGTGGAACTCGAGAAATTTTTATCTTGGACATCGTGTCAAGACTTTGCATCCACTTTGTTGAGTCCATATCGAGGATCATTGGGGAAGATCTGCCAATGGAAATGTTAACCAAAGGTGATCAGAAAATGGTTAAAAGTGATTCTCATTACAACAGAGTTGCAGGTGTATCGCACGAGAAACATTTACTCGGAGAACTCACAGTGATTGATTCTGACGACGCTAGCACCTGGTGTCAGATGTTTGTGATGCCGACTTTTGGATGTTTGATGACGCAGTTAGTGGAGGACGACCTTCTGTTTGCTATAATTAGAGTGATGAATTGCACTACTCAGAAGAAAATAGAACTGCCCAGAACGCTGCTAGATGAGTTTATCAGCAAGCCAGATGTAGAGAGTTTCAGCGCTGAAATCAGTGAACTTAAAAGCCAGTTCATGAAGGAGAGTGGACCCCATGACGTGGTTAATTATCATGGAAGATATATGCACAACTTGTCCAATTTCATGCAAGGAATATATCACTACACATCATCATTAATGCATGGAGCAGCGCTCTTTACTTTGACTACATACAACGTCAAATTGCTGAAGGAGTTTAAAGCAGATCAAAGAATACCAGAGAGCGCTCAACTAGTGCAGACTACGAAAGTATCGTCAGACGATAGCGCCGTGCTGAGAACGTTAGTTTACCCAGGGGAAAAGAAGAAATCTTTTTACATCTATTTGGCTATCACTTCTTACATGAAGAGAGTCTGTTATCCGCTTTTCACTGCTAAATTCTCGTATGAGAAGAGCACATCCTGTTCTTTTGCTCAAGTGGAAGAATTCAACTCGATCTGGATGCTGGGGAACACTATAATTATGCCAATTATCAAATTTGTTTATGCAGCAATGCAAACAAAGGTTGCCGTGAGGATGGAAGACAGGTTAAACATGTTGTCAGACAGCAGACGTCAGGTCGTTGAGAACGGGGGGTCAGTGTTTCTAGCAGCGGTTCTTCAGGATCTGCAAGGTGACGTTCATTATAGCAACTTGGGTTCTTATGTGAGTGAGTTGTTCGGGCATTACAAGAGGTTCTTGTTAGAAAAGCCTCATCCGCTATTTGGTTTCTTTGTTTTTGAGCCAGAGCTGTTTTCAGGAATTCTGGGATTTGATTACGCATATTATAATCACATAAAAAGGGTCGATGTGGCATCAAGGATAGAAGCAACGATGTTGAAATTTCAGGATGTTGATGTGAATGACTTAGGGAAACCTAGCATCAGACTGTCTCTATACTTCGGAGGGGGGGCTAAATACGAAGAGTATCTGAAGAGATTGAGGATCCCGAAGGACTGGCAAGAACGAGCTATGACAAATCCAGAGATGCTTTATCGTCAACCAGAAAGCATTTATGAAACTCAATTTTGGATCTGGAAGAAGTCAAAAACGCCAAGCACTTTACAAAGCTTCTCATTTGCTTCTCAGAATAAGATGCACCAAGCTTCCGCTTACGTACTATGGTCGAGAGCCTTTGCGCTAAGTGAAAAGAGGTCTTTAGTTGAGTCAAAGACAATCAGAAAACAAGTTAGTCTGTTGGGTTTTATGTACAATTTCCAGATAACTGAGATCATGACAGAGAAGCTGATGAGTATAATATTTCCGGACGCGTCAATGTATGATTCAGTGAATTCTCGCATCAATGATTACGAGGACGCTCAGATGTATTCTGTGGAGTACAAACGCCCGAACAAGTTGATCTCAGTCTCAAATCCGCAATACACGACAGCAATGTCAATGAGCCTGATGTCAGTGATGCGCAAGTTAAACTTCAACAATCCTCTACAATACCCACTACACAAAGATATCAAAGGAACAATAGCAGAACTAGAATTGGCTTTTGAGTATTATCATTCAGTCTTCCCCTGGTTGCAAAGGTCCTTGAAAGAAACTCTGGAGTCGTCTCCTTTTAAGGACCACATCGCTCTCTCAGATTTCATTAGGTCGCTGTCTTATAAGACACGACACTACAAGATTCTCGGACCAGTGCGCAAAGGGTTGCCATTTTTGCAGACTGTCTCTAGTGTGATATCAAACTGCTTCGTGAAATGGGGGGTATTAAAAGCCAGCTTCTCAGAGACTCAGGGAGGGTTAAGAGCTAGCAACACACTCGCCACAAACATTTTATTGATGACTACAGCTCCAATTGACAAAGCAGCAAAAATGGAGAGAACGAGAGAGATTCTTAAGAACTCTGAGTCAATGATAGCAGACTCTAGAAAACCAGCAGACTCTTTGAAGTTCATGAGCCCAACTGATGCTAATCTTGCACTAATTCAGTATGCTGTTAAGACAAAGATCGGCCCAGAATTCAGCACTCTAATCAACATTGTTCAGAGGGGCACTAGGGGTTACTTCACTGCGAGGCAGAGGTATTCAAACGCCGAGGGTAAGTACTTTGGACCTGGGGTTTTTGAGGGGGCGTTCGACACGGAAAGTTTTAGACTAGTGATCGTTAATGATGTGTTGTCGGAAATTCATGTGCGCAACTTCTATAAGTTCACTAGGTATTCAGGAGAGTTTAGATCATTGATTAAGAGTTTAAAGCTGGTCGCTTCGGAGGGTAAAACATTGAGTAGATTCTGGTATGATTTTGACAGAGGGAGGTTGATTGACGAGAAGGCTGCCAAAGGACTTCCCCATATCACCCCAGTGCGTGAAGACATGAGGTTAACCCCACCTCGATATGAAGGCTTCAAGTTTGATTTAGACATCAGTGAGAATGGGGGCATTAGGTTGACCATGAATATTGGCAGAGCTTCCAACTTGACAGAAGTGGGCTTAAGGAAACCTGGGGAGAGTTTCATTACCGTCCTAAGGTATCAGCCTAGTCTCTGGAAGTTTGATTCAACCCTAATTAGATCAACTCCTAAGCAGCGGAGACTTGGATGGTACTGGTCAAATTTCAAATCAGTGGCTGTAGAAGATGCCACAGATGCTTTGAAAATGGTGGTGTCTCAAGAGTCGAAGTATGCTGAGCTGAAATCATGGATGGTCAGAACAGTAGCAGCAAGGGTTCGTTTCACTAGAAGCGAAACATCATCAGTAATGACACTCACGGAAGAACCAACTGAAGAAGAACTCCATTTGAAAGAGATGGCAGATTATGAAGAGGCGTTTTATGCGCCATTGACGGTGGAAAATCAAGAAAGAGTGGGCAGAGAGATTGAGGAGCAACTAAAAGAGCAAGAGATGGCTACCAAGATATCTCAAGAGCCCGAACGAGAGGGCAACATTGATCCCTTGGGGATTGATTTCAGGACAACATTTGACATGATTGCTGAGACGCAAATGAAAGCTACCAGGCGGATAGTAGGCAAAGCGACTGAACCTATTGAATCTTTGCATCCGTTTTGGGATTTGGTCATTTCTGCAATCGCGACGAGGGACGATGTTACATCTTTGATTCTTGGGAGGTACTACTACAACATAAGAGGAGATCAACTCTCGATATTGGTGGCTCAACTAGTAGACAATGAACATAGGCCAAAGAGGGCCACGGTGGAACTAAGTGTTATGGGGAGAATTCCTGAGGAGCATTTGCTGGAATTCTAGTATTTCAAATAGGTATTTTGG